AAATCATCCTGTCCCTGGTCCAGGGTGCGGCTCTGGTGCACGACGGTCGCGACATCATCAGCAACGTCCAGACCACCAACGGCAAGGAGCGGATCGAAACCACGCTGCAGACCGACTACACCTTCGGTCTGGGTCTCAAGGGCTACACCTGGGATGTAACCGCTGGCGGCAAGTCCCCGACCGATGCCGAACTGGCCACCGGTACCAACTGGGACAAGACCGCTACCAGCATCAAGCACACCGCCGGTGTGGCTCTGATCGGTGACGCCTCCAAGTAACCCTGATGCTGGGTCGGGCTTCGGGCCCGGCTCAGCGAGGATTGACGCATGAGTAAGAACAACATCTGGTACCTGTCTGGCCCGTTCCACCAGTACCAGGAAGATGTGAAGGCGCTGGCCAAGGAGAACGGCCTGGTCATCATCGACGCTAATGCAGCGGAGAGCCGCAAGGGTGAAGCCAAGGATGTGCCCGAGGTCTCCATCCGTCCTGAGCTGCGCCAAGTCGCAGTGCTGGTCGAGGCAAGCGGCCTGAGTCACGACGTGCTGGATCGCCTGACAGTCGAACTGGAATCTATCGGCGTGATCGTCGAGTCGTTCGCAGTGCAGCGCCTGGCGCGTCCGGAAGGCGACCTGGGCGACACCGCATCCCGCTTATTTGAGGTGCTGGAGGCGGTTAATGCCGGAATTTCCAGCCTGCAGCGTGAGCGCGATGGCGAGGCCGACAAGGTGACCGCGCTGGAGGGGGAGAAGGCTGAACTGCTGAAGAAGATCGAGGCGCTCAAGGCCGCCAATGTCGATCCAGAGGTCGAGGCGCTCAAGGACAAGCTCGACGCAGCTCACGTCATCTACCGCGCCAACGCCTCGAAAGAGTCGCTGCAGAAGCAGGTCGACGAGCTCGACAAGAAGTAACCCCGGGGCTGCGGCCCCAACCATTCAAGCGGAGGCCAGATGGCTACCTACATCACTGTGGCCGACGTGGATAGCATCCTCGGGGCTGGATGGGCGCCTGCTGAGGCCAAAGACGAGGCGGTGTTCGAGGCGAACGCCTACCTTACCGCGCTGAACCTGGTCGGCATCGACATGGACGACATCCCTGACGACGTAAAGCAGGCCGGCGCCCGCCTGGCCAAGTGCGCGTCGCAGGGCAAGCTGTACCAGCAGCAGACCGAGGGATCGCTCGAAGCCAAGACGGTCAAGGCTGGATCGGTATCGACCAGCAAGACCTTCGGCTCGATCGACAAGACCAGCACGGCTGCCCAGCCAGCGTGCGTGCAGTTGGCCCTGGCCCTGCTCACGCCTTGGCGCAGTAACCCTTTTGCCTTCGCTGTGAAACGGGGGTAGGCATGGGCATTCGCGACGAAATCCAGGCGGACCTGGCCGAGGCCTTCGACGAAGACCTGGCCGATGCGGTCGTGCCGTTCTCCGGTACCTATATGGGGCCGGGGGTCTTTGACCCTGTAAGCGAGACGACCACGGCCCAGCCAGTGACTTACACAGGGCGGGGCATCCTCGACGCCTATGACAGCCGGCGCATCGACGGGGTGAATATCCTGGTGGGCGACGTGCTGCTGATCTGCCTGGCCAACGAGGTCACCGACAGGCCTGCCGTAGGGCACAAGATCACTGCCGAAGACCTGCTCACCGGCGAGCAGGCGACCTACACCATCGTCAGCCCTGGCATTGACCCGGCCAAGGCCCACTACGAGATCCAGTTGAGGAAGTGACCATGACCAAGGGGAGAGGGTGGAGCACGCCACCGAGTGCGTTTGCTGAGGTGGTCGAGGAAGAGCTCACGAAGCGTGTCCGGGTCATCGCGATGGCGTTGCTCAATGAGATCGTGCTGCGATCACCGGTTGGTAATCCTGATCTCTGGAAGCGCCCGCTACCACCCGGGTATGTAGGAGGTAGATTCCGGGGTAGTCACATCGTGAGCATTGGCGAGCCCGTCTTCACGGTGACGACAAAAGCCGACCCGGCCGGAGGTGAGACAATCACCCGCGGTGCCAGCCAGCTTTCGGGGCTGGAGCCGTTCACCACGGTCTTTATCCAGACGAACCTGCCATACGCAGAACGCTTGGAGGATGGTCATTCCACTCAGGCGCCCGGCGGTGTGTATGCCGTCTCTTTCCATGGCGTTTCTCAGGCCTACAGCTCATGACCTTCGAACAGATCCGCGCCATCGTCATCGGGCGCATGCAGCAGTGGACTGGCATTCCAGCGGCGAACGTGGACTACCCGAACAACGCCAAGCCATTTGAACCGGCTGGCAAGACTATCTGGGCGAGGCTGGCCGAAATCCCTGGGCTGTCATCGACGCCAGAAGTCGGCATCGGCCCCTGCGTGCGCCGCACCGGGATTATCGTCATTCAGCTGTTCGTGCCGACCTACAAGGGCACGCTGGCGATAACCCGGGCGGCAGACACATTGGTGCAGCAGTTCGAGTTCTACAGCGACCCAGCAGGGCCATTTGAGTGCCACGCGGCTTCCGCCCAGGTCGTCGGTGATGACGGCAACAACTGGTATCAGGTCAACGTCCGGGTGCCGTACAGAGCCTATTGAGGTCCGCAGGTTCAGCTATCAGCCGGTAAGGCTACCAAGTGGCGGGCCGGCGGGACCGGCCTGCCTTGGGGTGCGATTACTTGCTCTTACCCGAAGCGTCCTGCTCGACTACCAGGTCCAGGACATAGACTTCCGATGAGGCGTCGGCTGGCGGGTTCTTCCATTCGTACTGCTTCACTCTCACCACGGTGCGAACGCCGTCATGGTGCTCGTAGCCCTCGATGGACTGGTACAGTGGATGCCAGGTGTCCGTGGTCGGCAGTTGCAGGCCGGCGTCGTCATAACGGCGCTCGCGCACTTGTAGGCATTGGTAGTTTGGGATCAGTGGATGACTGCACTTAACCTGCTTGGCGGCCACTTCCAGGAACTTGATCTCGCCTTTGCTGCCGTAGCGAGTCTCCGGGGTGGCTTCGCCCTGGAACTTCAGAACAGAGCCGTCTTGAGTGATCAGCTGGAGTACTGGCTCCGGGATGTCGCCGGTGATGGTGGTGCGCAGGTCACCCTTCAGCAGGCGTCCGATCTGGGCATCCAGGTCCATCAGGCTCTTGTCACAGGCCATCAAGGTTGAGGCAAGCGACTGCACCTTCAATACACCGTCCTGATAGCTGTAACCGCCGAACTGGCGGTTGCAGCCACCGCTGATATTCAGGTTCTGGTCGACGAAGCTCAGGCGCAGCTTCCGCTCGATACCTTTAGCCAGGGCGACGATAGGGCTGCCCGAGGCATCGTTGGCCGATACCAGATTCCAGTAGTAGGCCGATAGCTCAGTCTGGGCTACGGCAGACGTAGCAATGGCAGGCATGGAAGGCGATCCTTCATTGGAAGTGGAAGCCGGGGTGCAAGCCTGGAGCAGGGCAGCACAGACGGCAACGAGGAGAATGTTCTGTTTCATAGTTCGCTCTTTCAGCCTTGATAAATAGGGCGACATCCTATGAAGAAAGGATGCACACGCCAGTAAACCGGGGTATCGAGGCCGCTTTAGGATTGTCCCACGACGTGGATCATGCCGAGCTCGTAGGCCGAGTTATGCGACCTCTGCCGATTACCGATGGCAATCGGACAGCATCGGTCTCATTCGGTTTCATAGATCTGGTGACCCTGGAGTGTTGCCAAATCTTACACAGCAGGCCGCGAGCCTCGTGAATCCACCAATGCACCGCCACATGGCGGTTTTTTTACGCCTATTGATAGGAGAAACACGCCATGTCGAGTGGTGCCAAGGTTGCAACCGCCTGGATTCGTGAAGTCACGCCAGGCACCACCCCGCCGGGCCCCTGGAACGTGCTGACGCGGACCAGCTTCGGGGTCGGCCCCACCTATAACACCGCCGAGAACAACGAGATCGGCGAAGACCGCATGTCGCAGGGCACGGCCCAGACCACTGTGGACGTGGCCGGCGACGTCGGCACGAAGATGCGCTTCGGTGCGCTGGACGAGTTCATGGCCTCCTGCTTCGGCAAAGGTTGGGACAATAACGTCCTGACCATGGGCAACGACCGGATCAGCTTCAGCCTGGGCTACTACGCCGCAGACGTCGGAATCGCCGGCAAGGCCACCGGCGCCCAGGTCGCTACCATGAACATCCAGGTGCCGAACGACGGCGAAATCGAGGTGACCACCACCTTCGCCGCGACCGGATGGCAGGACAAGGCCGACGACAGCAACTTCATCCTCACTCCTGTGGCTGAGGCCTTCCAGCGCCGCTACGGCTTTAAAGACGTCTCCGGCCTCAAGCTCAACGGCGTCCAAGTCGGCGACAACAACGTCTGCGTCGACACCTTCAACCTGCAGTTCGACAACGCCGTCCAGACCCAGCGTTGCATCGGCAACGGCAACGCCTTCGCCGGCAACATCATCCCGACCACCTTCACCCCGTCGGGCAGCATCACTCTGAGCTGGTCCAAGACGGCCTACGAGCTGTGGAAGAGGCAGCAGACCGGCGACGCGATCAGCTTCGAGTTCACCATAGGCAACGCCGACGGCGCCTACGACTTCCTGATCCCGGAGATGGAAATCAGCGGGTCCTGGCCGGATGGCGGCGCCACCGACATCATCCAGGTGGAGCTGACCTACACCGCCCGCCGCGTGTCGCCGACCATCACCCGTCGTCCGGCGCCGCCGGCGCCCACTGGCGTGTCCGTGGCCCCATCGACCGCCAGTGTGGCCGTGGCCGCGACGACCAACCTGGCCGCCACCGTGGCTCCGGCCGACGCGATCCAGGCCGTCACCTGGTCCAGCTCGGATGTCAGCAAGGCCACTGTCAGCGCCTCCGGCGTCGTTACCGGTGTGGCCACCGGAAGCGCGACTATCACCGCCACCAGCACCGTGCATGGCTCCAAGAAAGGCACCGCGGCGATCACCGTCACGGCGTAACCATTGCCCGGCACACACCGCAGGGCGTGCCGGGCCTTTTACCGCAGAGGAAAACCATGGGATTCACCATTGCTCGCAAGCCCGAACTGGATCTCCACGGCCAGCGCTGGGTGGAGTTCGCTCCGGGCGCCAAGATCCTGGTCGCCTCCATCGCCAATCCGATCTATAAGTCGCACCAATCGTTGATCAAGCGCCACCTGGTTTCAATTGATCAGCAGTCGAAGGTCGGCACTGCCGCGTTCAGTGTTGCCGATATTCCTCAGGAAGAAATTGAAATCGATGACGACCTGTACATTGATCTTGTCTCTCGTCATCTGATCAGCAACTGGGAAGGGGTGGATGTTGCTGATCAACCAGGTATTCCTGCACCATACAGCCCAGAACTGTGTAAACAGCTGATTCAGCAGATGCCGAGTGTCTACTTCCTGGCCGTACAGACCGGCCTGGACATCGCCACTCGTGCCGAAGAGCGAGTTCAAGCCACTGTAAAAAAGTCCTCGACGCCTACATCTGGAGGCGCGACTGGGCGGGCGAAGCGAACGAAAAAGCCCGCTGGAAACGTGAAAGGCTGAAGGGCGTAGCGCCGGTTCCGCCGCAACCAGAGATCGATGGCGTCACTGCCGAGATCCTCGAAGCCTACTGCTCAATTAGCCGCACCCGGCAGTACGTCGGCATGATCGGCGCGCCTGCACCAATCTCCCCGGTGGCGATCACTGACTATCTGTCCCGCTACCCATCAGCGATATGCCGCGAAGAGTTCGACGCCGCGATCTTTGCCCTGGATGACGAATTCCGCAGACATTGGGATGAGCAGCAGGAGAAGGACAAGCCGAAGCCGCCACCGAAGAAACGATAGCCCGCCAAGCGGGTTTTTTTACGCCTGGAGAATGCTATGGCGCAGGAATCCCGCCTTGCGGTAACGATCGACTCACGCGGGGCAAAGCGCAATGCTGACGATCTGACCGATTCGCTCGGGCAGATGACGAAAGCTGGCGACTCCGCGGCGGCATCTGCTGATCAGGTAACCAGCAGCCTGGACGACCAGCGCAAGGAGCTTTCGCAGCTACTTGGGCAGATCAATCCAACCGTTTCCGCCCTCGGCCGGCTGGACGACATGCAGGCGAAGCTGGCCAAGTTCAAAGGAGCCAGGTTTCTAGACCGTGACACCTTCGACGAATACAACCAGCGCATCAACACTATGCGCGATTCCTTGGGTGAAACCTCAACGGGCATGAACCAGGCTGGCATGTCTGCCAAGGCATACCAAGCCGCTCTGCGTGGCGTCCCTGCGCAGTTTACGGACATCTTCACGTCGATTGCTGCTGGTCAGCCGATCACCATGGTAGCCCTGCAGCAAGGCGGCCAATTGAAGGATATGTTCGGCGGGATTGGCCCGGCTGCGCGCGCACTTGGCGGGTACATTGTCGGCCTAGTGAATCCGTTTACTGTCGCAGCTGCCGCTGCTGGCACCCTGGCGCTGGCCTACTATCAAGGCTCTGAGGAATCGGAACGCTTTGCAAATGCCCTGATCGAGAATGGAAATGCCGCGGGAACCAGTGCAAACCAATTGGCCGACTTTGCCAACCAGGTAGCCAGCACCAACGGCACGGTTGGTGCCGCCGCCGCTGTCCTCACTCAGTTGGCCGCCGCTGGAAACCCGCTGACCTCGATGTATGCCGAGATCACTCTGGCGTCCCAGTCCTGGTCGAAGCAGACAGGGCGTGACGTCACCGGGGTCGTGAAGTCGTTCAACGACATCGCGAAAAGCCCGGTCGAGGCTATCAAGAAGCTCGATGCCGAGCTGAACATCTTGACCGCCTCCCAGTACGCCAACATTGTTTCCTTGCAGGAGCAGGGCGACACCATGGGGGCGGCGGCAATGGCCGCAGGCCTGTATGCAGAAGCCATCAATAGTCGGGCAGGGGAGATCGAGCGCAACCTTGGTAACTTGGAGTCGGCGTGGCAATCGGTTGCGGGCTTCGCCAAGAAGGCCTGGGACGCGATGCTGGATGTCGGCCGCGACCAGACCATTGAAGATCAGATCGCCAACACTGAGAAGATCCTTGCGGGGCGCAAGCAAGGCTTTATGTCGCTGCTGTTCAGCGAAGATGATTCGTCCACGAAGTTCCTCGAAAACAAGCTGAAGCAGTTGCAGAACGCCCTGGCGTCTAACACCGCCCAAGCCGCCGCTGATGCCAACCATAAGTTGATTCAGGATGCCGGAAAGAAGGCCTCCGACACGATTAACGCGAGTTACAAGGCAGGGCAGACCCAGACCGAGAAGCTGCAATCGCAGTTGAAGGACCTGGACAAGGCAAGGGCTGCCTCTCTCGCTGCCGGCAGCTTTAGCGCTGAGCAGGAGGTTAAATACGCCGGCGCGCGGAAGAACATCGAGCAGCAGATCGCCGATATCAAGGCGCGTGATGCCAAGAAGAACACGCCAAAGGCTGTCACCGGCCAGAGTCGTGGTGTCTCCGAGGCTGAAAACACTTTCGCCAAACTCTACAACCAGTACGACCCGGCGGCCCAAGCTGCTCGGGCGCTGGCCAAGGAGCAGGGCCAGCTTCAACTGGTGCTCGACAAGGGCAAGATCAGCCAGGAAGAGTACGGCAAGGCGCTGGCCCAGGCCTCGCTGAACTACGCTGCCGCGATCAAGGGCGCCCAGGGCCTGACCCAGGCCGAGCAGTACCGGGCGCAGGTGGAGCGGCAGCTGGCCACTCAGCGCATGGAGTCCGCTACGCAGGCCGACGCCGTAGGTATGGGCCAGAAGGAAGCTTCGCGCATGCAGGATCGCCTGCGGATCGAGCAGGACACCAACAACCGCATCCTGCAGTTGCAGACCGAGCTGGCCAACGCCCAGGGCGAGAAGCAGCGTCAGGATCTACAGGCGCAGATAGATATCGAGCGCGAGTTTCTCCAGAAGCGCGTCGCCGCCCAGCGAGAGGGTTGGGCGCAGATTGACCAGGCGCAGACCGACTGGAGCAACGGTGCCCGCGGCGCCTTTCAGGACTACATGGATAGCGCCCGGGACGTAGCAGGGCAGACCCGCAGCCTGTTCAGCAACGCTTTCGGCGGCATGGAAGACGCAGTGGTCAACTTCGTGAAGACCGGAAAACTCTCGTTCAAGGACTTCGCTGACCAGGTAGTGGCTGACCTTATCCGGATTCAGGTGCGGCAGGCCGCAGCTGGTTTCCTCGGCTCGGCTCTTGGGTTCCTGGGCGGAGGAGGGGGCGCGGCAGCGGCTGGCAGTGGGACCATGACCGGGTTCAGCGAGACGATCTCGCGCTCTGGCTTCGCGGCTGGCGGCTACACCGGTGACGGTGGCAAGTTCGAGCCAAAGGGAGTCGTGCACGGCGGTGAGTACGTGGTTCGCAAGGAGGTAGTTAGCCAGCCTGGCATGCGTGACCATCTCGACCGGCTCAACAAGAAAGGGTACGCCAGCGGCGGATACGTGGAGCCAGCTGGAGTTCCAGCGCAGGCAGCTACAGCCGTGCCTTCCGCCGCTCCCGGCTTACCTCAGATTGTCCAGCACATCAGTGTCCAAGGCACCGCCGACGACGCGACGTTGGCGCGCATCCAACAGGCGGCCCAGAAGGGCGCACGGGACGGCTACAACATGGTCCTGCGCGACCTGAAGACCAACGGCCCAGCCCGTCAGCTCATCGCCCGCAACCGATAGATCAAGGAGTACTGCATGGCTCTCGCATGGCCGGCATCGCTGCCCGTGTCCGAAATGACGTGGGGCATAGTAAATAACAGCCGGGCATTCACCTCGACGCTGTCCAACGCTCAGCAGATCGTGGGCCAGCCCGGGGCGTACTGGCAGTGCACCTTGACCTTCGGGCTGCTCACCCGGGCGCAGGAGCGTCAGCTTTCGGCGTTCCTGGGCGAGCTGGACGGAATGTTCGGTACCTTCAACATGCCGGCTCTAACCCGTCGGCGCTCGAACAGTGTCGGCAGTCTCTCTGTTTTGAGCGGCACGGCGCAGTCCCGATCGATGCAGGTCGCCGGGGCGACGCCGGGCGCGCAGGTATTCGCCCCGGGCGACTACCTAACGGTGGCTGGGGAGATGTTTGAGGTGGTGCGCCCGGTCATGGCCAACCCTCAGGGCCAGGCCGTTGTGCCGCTCAACAAGCGGATCAGGCGCACTCTGCCCCCCGGCGCGGCGATTGAGTACCTCAACCCCTATTCCGAAATGCGCATGACCCAGGACACCTGGAACATGACGGTTCGGCCCGTGGTCGCCAGCGGCAGCTACCAGTTCAGGGAGGCTTTCTGATGCCATCGACATTCCCGTTCAGCCAGAGCGTGGTCGACATCATCGCCACGGGGAAATTTTTGAGTGTGTACGCGTGCCAGCTCGACTTCGAGGACGGCCCGGTGTTCGCCCATACCGGTACCGGTGACCTGGTGATCGACGGTATCACCTACCTTGGGGTAGGGCAGTTCGGCGAAGTAGGGCAGTCGCAAGAAAGCGACAACTCGAATTCGCCGATGTCGATCGATTTGGCTCTCACCGGCCTGGACAGTTACATCATCACCGAAACCAACATCCGCGGTTGTCGCGGTCGGTCCGGCAAGCTCCTGTTCGTGGTGTTCGACGAGCAGGGTAATTACGCCGCCGACATCCTGTTCTCTGGTCGTATGGACGCTGCCACCTTTTCCTTCGCCGGCAATGGCGAAGACGGCAACAAGATCACCGTCCCGATCGTTGACCGGATGGCTGAATGGAGCCGGGCCGGTACCGAGCGCTTCACCGACGAGAACCACCGTGCTCGCCATCAGGGCGATCGCTTTTTTTATGCCGTCGCACAAATGTCCGAGTGGCCCATCTATTGGGGCTCCAAGAAGGACGCTCCGACGTTCAGCTACGAGAAATAGCTATGCGCTACCGAGACTGGACCACACGCCTCAACGACGTGATCAAGGCCGCCCTAGAGCGGCCTTTTTCATGGGGCGAATTTGACTGCTGCCTGTTCGCTGCGGACTGCGCGATGGCGGTGTGCGGTACCGATCCGGCCCAGGTCTACCGCGGCACTTACAAGACCGAGGCAGGCGCCAAGAGGGCCCTCAAGAAAACCCACGGCAGCCTGGAGGCCGCATGGGACGCCTGCTTTACCCGGGTGGCTCCTGCGTTCATCCAGCGCGGCGATATCGCCATGTATGAGGCGCCGGGTGGTAAGTCGATGGCGGTCTTCTGGGCCAATGAGTTCTGGGCGACCACTGATGACGGGGTAGCCCGCGTGGTGTGCGATCCGCTTGCTGTCTGGAGAGTTGAATAATGTCTGGTGGCGTCAAGAAGATTGCTCAGGTAGCCGTCGGTGCGGTAATTGGCTTTGTTCAGGGCGGCCCGGTGGGCGCAGCCATAGGCGCGGGCATGGCCTTTTACATGGCCGAGCAGCAGGAGAAGCTGAACACCAAGTCGCCACTGCGCGACAACGAGCCGTCTGCGCAGACTGTCCGCTCGTCCAAAGCGCCTGCGCGCTTCATTCTTGGGCGCGTGAGTACCGGCGGCATTCTGGTGTGGGCCCAGGAGCAGGCTGGAAATCAGGCGGAAGGAGAGATGCTGCACCTGGTTTACGTCCTCTGTGAGGGCGCAGTTGATGGGCTGGAGAACATTTACCTTGGCGAGGAAGAGATCGCCACCTACGGTGAGTTCGCCTCCTACGAGCTGATCGTCAACCCGACCCAGGTGAACGCCTTCCTCAAGGCCAACTGCCCTGATTGGAAGGATGAACAGATCGGCCGTGGTCTTTCGTTCGTTCGCCTGTCGCTCAAGTACAGCGCGGAGAAGTTTCCGTCTGGCATCCCGGATGCGCGCTTCATCGTGCGCGGGCGTAATGACATTTATGACCCTCGTACCGGCATGGCTGTCTATACCGAGAACACCGCGCTGCATATCCTGTGGTTCCTGCGTAATCGCTGCGGCGTGCCGGATGACGAGATCGTGTTCGAGACCTTCGCCAGCGGCGCCAACGTCTGCGACGAGTCGGTAGGAAACCCGGATGGGACTACCAGCCCGCGCTACCGCAGCAGCTGCGTGATCGGCGCGGACGAGCAGCGCACCAGTGTGCTGCAGAAGCTGGAAACTGCGTGCGGTGGTCGTACGATCCGCGTGGGTGGGCGCTGGATGTTCCAGGCAGGTGCCTACTACGGGCCATACG